ATATATGGTAAAGGTGAATACGCACCAAATGATAAAGCCATATTTGAATTTGAAATTGTTAATGATTTTGATGGAGAATTCGTTGCAGCTGGAATGGATTTTGGATTTAGTTCTGACCCTAATGCTATTGTTTATGTTTATAAAAACGGAAATGATATCATATTAGAAGAAAAACTATATGAGAAAGGAATGGTTACAAACGATATCATAAATCATTTGCAATCCCTTAACTTAGGTAGAAATGAAATATGGTGTGATTCAGCAGAACCTAGACTAATAGAAGAAATATATAGAGCAGGATTCAATGCTAAGCCTGTAACTAAAGGAAAAGATAGTATTCGTTTTGGAATACAAACCCTACAAAACTATAATATAAAAATATACAAGCCATCACAAAATCTAATTAATGAGATGTATGCATATCAATGGGCAACTGATAAATACGGATATACTACAGATACTCCAGAAGGTGGATTGGACCACTTAATAGATGCAGCTAGATATGTGGCTATGATGCGATTGACTAGGAAAAACGAAAAGAGAGGACAATATGCAATATCAATTAGATAATAGAGAGAGAGAAGAACTACAAGAGTATATTGATGGATTAGAAAACAATATAGAATATTTTAAACAATGGGCTACTATATTAGAAGCTCAAAGAAATAATGCAGAATCTAAAGTAAAGGCTTTAGAGGCGGCATTAATAGAATGTATAAGAACACAACCAACAACAATTAAAATAAATTAAATATGCAAGAAAAAACATTCAAAGCCGTAATACCACAAAGTTGGTCTGAAGTTACATTAGAAAAGTATCTTAAATATAGAAAGACGATTGACATGTATAAGGATGATGATGAAGATGAAGGGCCAGATAAATCCCTATTAATAGCTTTAGATATTCTATGTGAAATACCTCCAACGTATCTTCCATCTCTATCATTAGATAAAATTAAACTTATCAATGATGACCTTAATTCATTTATGAGCAAAAGTGATTTTGAATTACAAAGGTTTATTACAATAGATGGAATTGAATATGGGTTTGAGCCAAACTTATCTGAAATGAGTTATGGCGCTTATTTAGATATCTCTAAGAATGATACAATCGGAATGGATAAGAATTGGCCTAAGATTATGGCTATTCTTTACAGAAAGGTAGCAAAGAAGGAGTTAAATAAAGCAGGTGATACAAAGTACTATGAGATAGAAAACTACACAGGTAAAGAAGATGATGCCCCCTTTTTAAAAACAGGAATGGATGTTAACTTTGGTTGTATGTTTTTTTTTATCAATTTGTCAAGAGACTTACTACAATCTACAATGAAATCTTTGATGGAGTCAGAGGAAATTCAACCAGCTTTGAGCTCAATCATGGGAAAAAATGGAGAGGCTATTCGTCAATTATTGAACTCGCCAATGGGGACATCCTTAAATTCGATGAAATAGTCCGTCAACCATTAGAAAAATGTTTATTGTATTTATGTTATAAAGCTGATACTGTGTTAGTACAAGAGATGATGCATAAACAGGCAATGAAAGGAATAAATTAAATTGGAAAAACTATTTTAAGTTTGTTATATAAGATATGGCTAATAGAGCACAAATGGAGGGCATTTTTATTGGACCAACTCAGGGGTTGGCTGTTCCCGATAAAGGAAGCAGAAGAGGTTGCCTTTGTAAAGATAAAAAAAGATATTCACGTCAATGCTGTGATGGTAGATTATGGGCTCAAGGAATTGGTAAAACACAATCTCCTTACCCTACATCAAATTAAACGATACATAATAAAATTGTTAAATAAAAAAAAGTAAATATATGAAGGCACAAACAATGTTAAATAAGATTATGACATTACTTTCTATGAAAGAAGAAGTAGAGTTAGCTTATGGTCAATTAAAAGACGGAACTATATTAGAATCCAACACATTTGATGTTGGTGAAACAATTGATGTAGTATCAGAAGATGGTAGTAAATCACCAGCTCCAACCGGAGAACATGAAATCGCATTAAAAGATAGCGATGGTAATGAAGTAATTATCAGAGTATTAGTTGCAGATGGTAAAATTACTGAAAGAAGTAATGTAGAAGAAGCAGCACCAGAAGCTCCTGAGGAATCACAAGTAGAAATAGAAAAGGAAATGGAAATGGAAGTAGAAATAGTTCCAGTTGAAAACATTCCAGTATTAGATGACAAAGATGCTAGAATAATGGCATTAGAGAATAAGATAATGCAAATGGAAGCTATGATTAACGAATTCAAATCTCAAAAGATGGCAGCAGTTGATCCTGATGAAGAAGAAGTTGATGTACCTGAATTAGATGGCGCACCAATTGATGAAAATCAAGTTAATCTATCTTCTTTTAAATTCAAAGGAAAATCACAAACAACAATGGATAGAGTTTTACAAAACATATCCAAGTAATATATTTTAAATTCATAAAAAAAAAGAAAATGAAGCAAAAACAAAATTTCGCAACATCTACCTCAATCACCACAACATACGCTGGTGAGTTCGCAGGTAAGTACATTGCAGCAGCTTTATTATCAGGCAAAACTTTATCAGAGAGAGCAATCACAGTTGTTCCTAACGTTAAGTATAAGCAGGTAATGAAGAAAGTAGCTACAACTAACATCATACAAGATGCTACTTGTGACTTCGCAGCAACAGGATCAGTAACTTTAACTGAAAGAATCTTGCAACCAAAAGAATTGCAAGTAAACATCGAATTATGCAAGAAAGATTTTAGAAGTGACTGGGAAGCCGCAGAAATGGGATTCTCTGTTTATGATAATCTTCCTGCTAATTTCACAGACTTTTTATTGGCTCAAGTAGCTGGTAAAGTAGCAGAAGCAACTGAGCAAGCAATTTGGCAAGTAGCAGCATCTGGAAGTGGTAATTTCCAAGGTTTGTTAAGCCAATTAACTGCAGGTGGTTCTGGAGTAGTATCTTCTTCAAATAGTGGAGCAATCACTTCTACAAATGTAATCGCTGATTTAGACGCATTAGTAGCAGCTATTCCTGATGGAGTTTATGGTAAAGAAGATTTAGTTATCTATGTACCAAACAACGTTGGTAAAGCTTATCAACAAGCATTAGGCGCTAACTACGCAAATGGCTACAACAATCAAGTAACTATCGGAGCTAAGCCTTATGATTATAATGGTATACAAATGTTCGTAGCACCAGGTTTAACATCTAACTATATGGTTGCAGCTGAGAAGAGCAATTTATTCTTTGGAACTGGATTACTTTCAGATTCAAATGAAGTAAAAGTATTAGACATGGCTGACTTAGACGGTTCACAAAATGTGCGTATCATAATGAGATACACTGCAGGTGTTCAGTTTGGAGTTGGTTCTGATATCGCAATTCACAAAGCTTAATTATAGTAAATAAATTAATAACAAATAAAAATTAGAAATTATGGCATGTAACTTAACAACATCAAGAACTGAACCTTGTAAAGACTCGGTAGGCGGTTTGCAAGCCGTATATTTTATTAACTATAATGATTCTGCATCATTCGCTACTGAAGATGCTGATGGTTTAATCACTTCATTGGGTTCATCTACAACGGTGTACAAATATGATTTGAAAGGAACTTCAACATATACAGAAACTGTTAACACTTCTCGTGAGAATGGTACAACTTCTTTTACACAAGAAGCAGTATTAAACTTAAAGAAATTAACAAATGCAATGACTAAGGAGTTGAAAACTCTTGCATATGGTAGACCTCGTATGATTGTACACACAAATGCAGGTGATGCATTATTAGTGGGTAAAAGATTCGGAGCTGACAATACTGCAGGTACTATTTCAACAGGAGCAGCATTACAAGATTTATACGGATATTCGATAACAATGCAAGGTAACGAACCTAACTACGCACAATTTTTAAGTGGTAGCTCAGTAACTAATCCATTCGCTGGAATTAGTGGTTCAATTACGGTAGCAACTTATCAAGCAGTATAATTAGTATTTAATATATACGAAGAAATTGAGGGTGTTCATTAATTTGAGCACCCTTTTTTATGCTAAAACATTATCAGCATAAGTTTGTTATATAATAAAGACAAGATAAATACAAGCAAATGATAACTTATTACATAAGTGGTTCAAACCAAATATGCTTTAGATACAAACAACCTCTATCATCTGGCTCATTAGCATTGAGTTTATTGGATATGTCAACGTTTGTTTCAACATCTATTAATCTTTCTACATCTTCATTTACTAATGAAAGAGACCAACAATTAATTTACTTTAATTTCCCACAAATAAGTGGTAGCCAAACAGGTGATGAATACAAATTAAATGTATGGGATACAACAGGAAGCGTTTCTACATTACAATTTAAAGGAACAATTCAATGTTATGAATCGCAATCAGCTCCATACTTTGTTTCACAATCACAAAAGGTAGATTATACAACTCAAAATAATACATCTCTATCTTATACATCATCTAACGAATATATAATTTTATAATATGAACAATTTAAAAGTAATAAACTTAGCAAGACACGAAATACCTATTATAACAGAAGATACAAAGACAAGACAAGCTTGGGTACCTGTTGGTATTTATAATAGTGATGATTTCTTTTATCTTATAGAGGAAGCTTATAATTCATCTACAACTAATGCAGCTTGTGTTGAAGGTATAGCAGATTTAATTTATGGAGAAGGTATCTATACTAAAAATTTAGATTTCGAAATGAGTTTAAAAAAGATACTAACTAAGAATGATGGTAGAAAGATATCATTTGATTTAAAACTTTTTGGAAATGCAGCAATGCAAGTTGTTTGGAATGATGACCATACTAAAGTACTTCGTTTATCACATATACCAGTTCAGAAATTAAGAGCAGAAAAGCTTTATGGAGAACCTAAGATAGAAAATTATTATTATTGTACTGATTGGAATGACCAGAAAGCTATTCGTAACAAAAAGAAATTCTCAACATTTGGAACATCTAATGAAAAAGTAGAGATAGCTTATATTAAAGGATATACTCCTGGCAAATATTACTACTCATTACCAGATTGGATATCAGCATTACAATTCACAGCTTCAGAAGCTGAGTTATCTAATTTACACTTGAATAATATTGAAAATGGTTTCTTACCATTAGTAGCAATAAATTTAAATAATGGTGTACCTCCAATAGAAGAGAGAGATATCATAGAAGACCAGATTACATCTAAATTTACAGGTACTCGTAATGCAGGAAGATTCTTAATTACATTTAATGATTCAGCAGAAAATAAAGCTACAATAGATTCAATACAAACTGAGAACTTACATGAGAAATATCAATACGTTGCTAAATACGCTCAAGATAGAATACTTGTTGCTCATAGAATTACATCTCCCTTACTTTTTGGTATTAGAACCGAAGTTAATGGATTTAGCTCAAACGCAGATGAAATGGCTATGGCATTCTCTATATTACAAT